AAAAAAGAACCTAAATTAAAAAGAAGTAATTCATGTATTTTTTAAATATTATCCTTATAATTATTCATTTGTTCTTCATAAGATAAATTATTTTGTTTGTATTTTGGTAAATTATTTAATAAAAATCTAGCATTTATACCTGTTTCATTTGTATCATATAATTTAGAAATATTATCTATACTATTCAAAACAACTAGCTCTAAATTATATGGAATTAAATCATTACTTATATTTTTATCATCTCCAGACCTTTTAATTTTATCAAATTCTTTTTTAAATTCATTTTTATTAATTTTTTTGAATTTTGTTATTTCTTTTTTTCTTTCTTCTATTAATTCTTCTAATTTTGTATTAAAATCTTTTATATTTAATAATTTTTCATTACTATCATGTCCATGTAATTTATTATATTCTTCATTTAAATGATTAAAATTTTTTTTTTCATAATTAGGTTTTGCTATTTGTGACTCTGTCTTTAATTTTGTAAAATCCATTAATTTTGTAAAATCCAATTTTATTAATCTTAATTCATTATATAGTTTTTTTAATTCTTTATTACTTAAAACATTATACGCAAGAGTAATTAATTCAAAAGTTAATAATATATCAGTATCATCTTTATTTTTATCAGGATGGAATTTTAATACTAATTTTTTATATTGTTTTTTTATTTCTATATCACTTGCATCTATATTTATATTTAATACATCATATAAATTCACATCATCTTTAATAATATCTTCTATATTTATATTATCCATTAATAAATAAGAATATTTTTATCTTTTTAAATTAATATAATATGAGTTTTGATAAAAAAAAATTTAAAGCTTGTATGGTATTAGCTGCTTTAGGTGATGTCATTGGTTTTAATAATGGTATTTACGAATTTAATAATTCTAATGATTTTTCAATAAATACTATAGGAAATAATTATGTAATTGAAGGATCGCATTATACAAATTATATTATTTTTGATTTTATTAATACATGTGGATTTTATAATTGTCCTCTACCAAATATGACTATTTCTGATGATACTATTTTTCATTTATCTATTGCTAAAGCACTAATTGAATCAAATGAAAATAATTATTTAGCAAATATTGAAAAAAATATGATAAAAGAAATTAATACACCAGATAAAATATTAGATATGATAAATAAATATAGAATAGGTAATGTTACATTAAATAGTTTAAAAAAAATAAAAAATGGCGATAACTGGTTAAAATTTTCATATAAAGAAAATGATGGTGGTACAGGTGGTTGTATGAGAACAATGTGTATTGGATTGATTTATCCTAATATTAATCAAAGAGAAAAATTAATTAAATTAGCATTATTATCAACTAGAATTACTCATAATAATGCAATAGCTTGGTTAGGTGCAATTACAAGTGCATTATTTATATCTTTAGCTATTAACAATATAGAACCTAGTAACTGGATATTTGAATTAATATCTTTATTAGAAAGTAGTATTATTGATAATATTGTTGAAGAAAATATACCTAATGATTACGTTAATTATATTAAAGATAAAAAAATCTTTGTTGATAAATGGAAAAAATATCAACAAATTAGATTTGATAAATATAAATTTAAAGAAATTAAATTAATGATGATGCCAAATTATAGATCTAAATTTTATCATGATATGTTTCATTTTAATAATAATAGAATATATCCTGGTGCAGGTGGTGACGATTCAGTTATAATTGCTTACGATGCATTATTAGATTCAAAAGATAATTGGGAAAAACTAGTTGTTTATTCTATGTTACATGTTGGAGATTCAGATACAACAGGTACAATTGCAGGAGCTTTTTATGGTGCAATGTATGGTATTACCAATATTTCTAAAAGAATGACAAAAAAATTTAATATGACAAAGGAATTAAGTGATATAGGTTTGCAATTATACAAAACTTCTATTAAATTAGCTGATAAATAAAATTTTGTAAAATCTCTTTCGGAGACTCTGGAGTCCGTATTTAAGAACAAATTCACATGCTTTTAAACTAATACTGATTTCTTATGGAAAAACATTGTTCGTTTCCGTATTTAAGAACAAATTCACGTTCTTTTATTGCTTTTTAACTGATACATATCTCTTATGGTAATCCATACTTCGTTTATGTATTTAAAAGCAATTTCACATGTTTTTATATCTTTATCTAGATCATATATTTTATCATTTAGACTATCTATTTCATCACAATCGAACCCATCTACAGTTTTTTTATTAGATATTTCTAGTATCTCATTTTCGAGTGCTTTTACTCTCAATTTTTTTTCTTTAATTTCTTTTTGTTTTTCATTTAAAAGATTTTTTATTATCGCAAACAGTTGTTTAAGTTCATTATCTAACTGTTTGTACAGTGATATTTTATCATCCTCAAATTGTTTTGACATCTTTTCTTTTTCTTGTTTTGTAGCAGCTTGTTCTTCTTTGAATCTAGCTTGAGCTGCTCTTAATCTAGTTTCAAAAGTTGCTTTTTCTGCTTCCATTGCTTTTTTTTCAGCTTTAAAAATTGCTACTTTTGCTTCAAAAGCAGCTTTCTCAGATTCAAAAGCTGCTTTCTCAGATTCAAAAGCTGCTTTCTCAGATTCAAAAGCAGCTTTTGATTCAAAAGTAGCTTTCTCAGATTCAAAAGTAGCAACTTTTGCAGCTGAAAAAGTTGATGAGAAAATGCCATTTAAAACATTCATTGTTTAAATGTTTTCATAAATAATTAAAACAATGAATATCTTATAGAAAAAAATATTCAATTTTTTTGATTTTGTCATTATTATATCAAGTATATAAAATGCATTATTAGATTTAAAAAAACTAGTTATTTATTGTACAGTTAGCCTGCAGGTTATATCTAGAGACACCATTAGTGACTGTACAATTATATTAAAAAGTCTTATTCTTCAAACTCTAAAATTATAGAGTTTGCTCTTTTTAAAAAATATTGGAGTGTGAAAATTTTACAGTTAGCTTTAAATAAGTCTTCTTCTTTCTCAATAATTTCTAAGTTAACTTTAATTAAGTTATTATCTAACTCATTAATTATTGATGCAAACTTAATTAAGTCTTCTTTATAGTCTGAAATTTCTTTTTTGTACTGATACACACATTTATCATAGAAAATAAGCATTATCTAACTCTATTCATTTTATTAATATTAGTTTGTATCTCTATTATTATGGAGTTTGCTTTTTTTCTTTTACATTTGTAATAACAATATGTTATATTGTTATAATGTCATTATAGCTTGCATCCATGTCAATGATAATACATATTGTGTTTGTAACAATAATAATTTAGCATGTGTTTGTAACAATAAAATATTTTAAATAAAAAAATATTCAATTTTTTAAAATTTATAAATTAAACTTTTATTTAATGATTCAAAAAAGTTCATTAAGCTTACATTGCTTATTAATAAATTTGCTACATTGTTCATTATTATATTGGAAATGGTTTTGATTAATCAAAAAAACTGTTATCATAATAACAATAATACAAAATAATACCATAATCATAAATATTATATTAGTAATTACTGATATATTCTGTTCAGGTTTAAGTTCATTATTTTTTATAATTTCTAGTTCATCACTATCGTCATCTTTATCATCACAATTATTATTGTGATTACAGAGATACAGCTCAAAAAGATTTTCATAAATTTTGATCTTTTTTTCATTAATATGCATTAAATTAATAAGTTTATTTTGTTCTTCATTACAAATAGAATAGAAAAGTTTATTTATTTCGTTTTTTTGATTTATAATGAAATTCCCATTATAAGGATTTTCATTAATACTCTGAATTGTAGACAAATATAAAATATATTTTTCAGATTTATTAAATTGTATATCAGTAATTTCTTCAATAAAGTTTTGTAAGTTATTAATAAAAGTTTTAGCTAATTCGTAATCATATTTATTTTTATTTGTAATGTAAATAATACTAATTTGTTGTAGCTTATTCTCTATAAAAATATTATGTATTTTGAGTTCTTTAATAATATTTTCATTTTCTTTTTTATGTTCGTCATTTAATAACATTTCTATGTTCATATTTTTTTGTTTTTCTTTTAATGTCAATTACTATTTTATATAATTAACATTCAATTTTTTTGTTTTTTACTGTTAAATATAGTGATATAATTTAAGAGTAAATATTATAATTATTATAGTAACAACAGCTATTATAATACTAATATTAAGTTTTTTTTGTTTTTTTTTATTATACTCAATATGTTCAATATGATTGAGTTTTTGTTTGAGAAGAAGCATTTTTATAAAAAGCTTATCTTCTTTTTCGACACAAATTATATTAAATAATATATCTGCTTCTTGTTTATTACTTTTAACTTCTTCAGGAGTGTTATTATTAAGATTAATAAATTTTGAATATTCTAAATATCTATTCATATTAATTCTATTAAAGTTAGTATAATATCTAATAAAATATACTTCATCGCCAAATCTTGCTTGAAGGTATTCAACATCTTTAATATATTCTTTTTCAATAAAGTCTTGTAAGTTTTTGAAAAAAGTCTCCGCTAATTCATAATCATATTTACCATTATATGTGATGTAAAAAATACGAAGTAGCTTTAGTTTTGTCTCTATTATAATGATTTGCTCTTGTAATTCGTCAATTACATTATTATTATTAGATGTATTCATATTTATATTTATTACTATTACTATCTATTACTATCTATTTTATTAAATTGAATTTCAATTTTTAAATTAAATATTTAATAAAATAATAGTAAATAACATCTTTCTTCTAAGTTGTCGTCTTTATCTACGATATTGTTTTCGTAGAAAATATTATTTAATGCTTTGTTCAACATTATTGATGCAACAATAGCTATTCCTATGTTAATATCAATTCCATTTGATCTCTCAATTTTGATAATATAAGGATCTTCCATTGTAATTCAATAATATATAAAAATAGTGATTATTATAAGATTTAAAAAAAATTAATTTTTTAAACTACTTATCTTATCAAAATTGATTTTTTTTTTGCTTATCTAGGTACTATTAGAAATTAGGAATAAGAATAAACTTAAAAATTTTAATTTTTGTCCTAAAGCATTAAAATTATAAATCAGATGTAGATCTATTTTATATTATGAACATGAAACACTGTATTATGAGTCATAAACTCATTATTTTGAGTCATAAACTTTGTTTTTTTAGCTAAAAGCTTTTTTTTTTTAACTAAAAGTTCATTATTTTGAGTCAAAAGCTTTTTATTTTGAGAAAAAAGCTCTGTATTTTGAAAAAGAAGCTCTTTGTTTTGAGAAAAAAGCTCTGTATTTTGAGAAAGAAGCTCAATATTTTGAGCTAAAAGTTTTGTATTTTGAGCTAAAATATTTTTATTTTGTGCCAAAAGCTCATCAAGCTCATCAAGCTCTATATTTTGTTGAATAGCTCTTTCTTCTAGTAGTATTTTTAGCTGTTTAGATAACGTTTTTTTGTCAGTTGATTTGTTCAACTGCTTTATCATATCATCTATTATTAAATCAAATAAATTATTAGATTTAGTCATAAGTAATTAAGATTTTATCTGAAAGCATAGAAAAATTAAATTAATATCATAAATAATAAAAATTCAATTTTTTATTTACTATTATTATTGCTAGATATAAGTTTATTATGCTTATTAAGAAGTTGAATACTTTTAAGGGGAAACTGAACACATTGTTCAGTTTTAGTTTGATGATACGTTGCAATTGTATTATAGTTATGATTAATAAGCAAAATTACTATAATTACTGTCATTATATGAAATATTATCATAACCACAAAAATTACACATAGTAACATATAATTTTGATTAAGATACTTATCCATTATATTTTTTATTTCTTGGTTATTACATTCACAATCAATCCCAAACTTAAGCTCAGACCCAGACTCACAATCAAGCTCATAATCAAGTTTATTATCGGGTTTATAATTAAGATTCTCATAACACTTAATCTTTTTTTCATTCATAAGCATTCCAAGAATAAGAATTTCTTCTCCAATATTACAAAGCTCATTTAAGCAAGTATCTACTGATAATTTATTATGTTTATATTGTACAGTATCATAACTGTTACCATTATTGTTTAAATTATTAGATACAATAAGATAACTGTCAATATTACTTGTAAATCTTGAATGAGAATAATTAAAAATTATATAATTGTCGCGACTTCTATTAAAACTTTCAATATATTCTTCATTAGTAGATAGTGAACGATAGATATCAATATTAATAATTTCTTTTTCAATAAAGTCTTGTAATTTATCTAAAAAAATTTTAGCTAATTTATAATCATAATCATATTTTTCTTTATTTGTGATGTAAAAAATACTAAGCTCTTGAAGTTTATTTTCTATATTTTGCTGCTTATCATAAAGTTTTTTGATGACATTAACTATTTTTTCTTTGTGATTATCTTTATTCATTGTTAATGTTTAATAATTGAATTTTTGATTATTATTTTATATATTTGAAATTCAATTTTTATTTTCTATTAGATAATTTTAGATAATTTTTTATATTGCATATGATTTTGTTGTTTAATTAAAACTTTTGTGATTATAAAAATGATAGAAAATAATATCATTATCATAAATATTACACAAATAATTACAAAATAGTGTTGTTTTTGTCCCATAATATTTTTTATTTTTGTTTTACCATATTCTAATTTTGAATATTGCTCTAAAAGATTTTCTTCTTTTTTTTGTTTATCACTTAATACAATATTTATGTTCATATTTATATTTATTTTTGTTATATTTAATTTTATATTATTTAAATTCAATTTTTTTAAATAATATAAAATAAATTAGTTTTTTGTAGCAACATAAAGCTGTTGTTGCTTTTCTATCTCATACTCTATCTTAATGCGATTTATCTTTTTTTTCATCTCTGTCTTAAAACGAACCGTCAACTCTATTTGTTTCATATTTAACTCTGTTTTTAAATTTGCTATTAATTCTAATTTCTTGTTGTTAAGCTGATCAAAAGTTTTTAAATCAGAAGACATTTTTATTATCTATTTTAAATTATAAATAGTACATAATAATAAAAATTCAATTTTTTATATTCAATAAAGTAATAGTTATTAACTATGAATTCACGGACAACTTAGTTATTTGTAGCCTTCTTTGCGGACAACTTTTTTTCAACAAATGCCTTGACATGTGCATTGTAATCTTACATAGCTTCATATACAGCGGTGTCTGAAATATCCATTGCTGCTTTCATTGCTGTCGGTTTCTCAGTAAAGAAAATAGTATTAGAGTCTTAGAAGACTCTAGGGTTAGCTAATAAGCTAACCCTACAAATAACAAGCTATTTAATAGCATTTTAAAATAACTATATTTAATATTAAAAAAAATTCAATTTTTTTAATATTAAATATATAAAAAAATTAGAGCAAATAATTCTTATTCTTTAGCTACAGAGTTAGATAACTTTTCAATTATGTACTTGTTTAACGCTACCAAAGCGTCGTAATTAGCAGAAGGTGAAATTTTCCTTGCTGCTATGATATTATTAAGCAATTCAGTGCCTTTTTCATTGAAGACATAATCACTCATACTAATAGTCATGTCTTTGTCCATATTAATATCAATATCAGTATCAGTCATTTCATTACATTTAAATATAATAAATATTCAAATATAATAAATTTTCAATTTTTTTATTTGTATGTGACTCTAGATACTGTTTATAGCCTTAAAAATAGTTTTGATAAATTTGTATATAATAAAATGTTCTTAAATTAAGACTTTTTTAGGACTATTTCTAGTCTCTCTGTATAGACTGTATTTATTTGACGCATCTAATATGTTATTTATGGAAGTAGCAGAAATGTCATTTGCAGCCATAATCTCAATCATACTTTCTTCATTAAAAACGCAATTACTCATATCTTTGTCCATATTAGTATTTGTATTTGTATTTGTATAAATACAAATATTTCATTATATTTAAAATTCAATTTTTTACTAATATAGTATATATTACTGATTTTTTTTACCAGTCAAACTCTAGATATAAGAATTACAGAAGTATTATAAAAACTATCAATTTTGCAGATTTTTTACAATAATTGCAATTATTACAAAAAGTCTTAATAAATTTAATATCAAGTTCAAATTCATTATTTGTTAAAATAATAATATGATATTTAACTTCTTTAATTAAAATATTCTTGTAGTTTCTGGATTATAAAAATATATAATCAAGATAGAACAAATAAAAATTATAAATACTACTAAACGTTCAATTATATATATTACATTAGTTATAACCATAGTTACAACAATAAAGTACTAAATGTATTAAATAATAAAAAATTCAATTTTTTATGTAAAGTACTTCATATGTATAAGTGTTTTTGCCATTTCGTATTGTTTTTTTGTAACAAAAAACTTCCATTTGATTTCTTTACAAATCTCTAATTCTAAATAATTAAGTTCATGTATATTCATATATCCAAAATTTGCCCATGCTTTATTCTCAAGATGTTTATCACTTGTATGAGATGACCAATCCCAATCTTCATTCCATTTTACTACTAACATCATAACTGTAATAAGAATATTCTTCCAGTTTTTGGAATGTAGAATAACACGATTGAGACGCCATAGATATATAAAAAATAGTATAATACAAGAATCAGAAAATTTAAAAAAATTGATCATACTTTCTATCAATTTATTAACTTTAAATAAAGTAAAATCAGTAATGAATGTATTGACAATATAATCTTTTAAATTAATAAAACTTTGATCAAAAATACGTGTATTGTTATAAGCAATAATTTGCTCAAGAAAGCTAGCAATGTAATACCCCTCTTTACCTGATATACGTATTGAAGGTTTTACCCACTCAAATTCTGGATAAAGTTCATTAACTGTTACTTTTTTTTTGTATTTTTTCAAATATAGATTCAACTTTGAAACCATAACTAAAAGATTTTTATTATATGTATCATTAAAACACTGTAAGAAACCCTCTGGTTTAGGGATAAAGTTATTATCATTTACAGTTACAGACGATAATACAGACTCTTGAGTCTTTAAAAAAGACTGCGGAAACACTGGAGATTCTATGCTATACCATGCATGAAAAAACAAATATAAAAGCATTTTTTATTGTGTTTATATTTGATAATATAAAAAATAATTTTATATTATTATAACTCTTACTATTTATTTATGTATATTATATAAATTAAATTGACTATTTTGATAAAGCATTATTGCATTTTAGAGTCTCATACTGAGACTCTAGAGCCTCTTTCAGAGGCTGTACATTAGTAGATGTAGATAATACTATATCAAAATAGTTATATATTAGAATTACAAAAGTTTTAATAGTAATAATAAATAATACAATTATGATTGAAGAAATTACATGAAAAAATAGTTGATTATCTATTTTTACAGGATACAGTTTTGTAATATTTTCATAATATTCAAGCCTTTCAACAAAATAAAGCTTAAGTGTAAATAGTTCATTCGCTTCTTTATTGCAAATTTTATCAATATAATTTATAATTAAAAGTTCATTTATTTGTATAATTTTACTTACATGAGACTTATCAATATGATCATAATCAACAAGATTATTTTTTTCTGTTAATATTATGTTATTAAAATCATTTAAAATAGTTGAAATTAATTTATTTTTTTCACTATATGACTGAATAAATCCATAGATAGTTGTATTTGCACTTTCACAACCTTGTATATCAATATCATGTCTGTTAGTCATTGTTGTCATATAATCATTGTAAATATTATTGAAAAATGTTTGTGTTAATTCAATATCAAGTTTATTTTTATTATCTATAATCATAAAATTAAAAATTTGCTCAAGTTTTTTATCAATAAAGATAATATTTTTATTTAAATCTTTAATAATTTTTGCTATTTTTTCTTTATTTTCTAACATATTGTATTAAAAGTTATTATACCTATTATTTTCAATATAATATAAATTCAATTTTTTAATAGTGATAAATATATAAAATAATAAAATCATAGAATACATACACAAATAACCTAAAAAAGTATATATTTAGTCACTATTAAATTTGTTTTCAAAATTCAATTCTGAATTTAAGACTTGAAGTTCGGCAATCATTTTTTTTGCATCATTCAAATTATAAGTTGCTATTGATAATTTTTTTTTTAGTTCGGATATAACCCTATCAGCCTCAGCTTTAGCTACACATATATCTAAATTAGATTTAGCTACATATACAGCAAAATCCATTTTTGATTCACCTAAAATCCGATCAGCCTCTGCTTTGGCAATTAGTGAAGCATTTTTAGCTTCACTTTCAGCAATAATTTTTTCTGTCTCGGCTTTGGCCAAAAGTGTAGCATTTTTAGCTTCACATTCAGCTAAAAGTTGTTCAAATTTAGCTTTTTCTAAAAATCTTTCTGTTTCTGCTTTAGCTAAAAGACGTTCAAAATCAGCTTTTTCTAATAGTCGTACTGTTTCTGCTTTGGTTAAAAGTTGTTCTGTTTTTGCTTTAGCTAAAATACGATCAGTATTTGCTGAAACTAATTTAGTTTTTGACAAGGCTAATTTTGTTATTAATCTATTTAGATTATTTGATAAATTTTCTGACAAATTCATTAAATTCTTATGTTTATATGTTCAAATAACAATGAATATTCTACATAAAAAAAAATTCAATTTTTTTTATATTATACAATATAAAAAAATACAAGTTATTTTTACATACAAAAGACTTATTACTTTCTATATAATTTATTTGCTGTAGAAAATAATCCACAAAAATGTTGCCTTGACTGAACATATAGTTTCTTTATATTTTTATTATTAAAATATTGATGAAACAATTCGGTATTTTCTAAGTTTTTTTTATTCTCTACATATTTTTCATCTTCTTCATCTACGATATCTTCTTCATCTTTTTTTTCATCGACTTCTTCATCTTCTTCATCTTCAACGACTTCTTCATCTTCTACAACTTCTTCATCTTCTACAACTTCTTCATCTTCTTCATCTTCAACTTCTTCATCTTCTTCATCTTCTTCATCTTCTACGTCTTCTTCATCTTCTTCATCTTCTTTATCTTCGGCGTCTTCTTCATCGTCTTCTTCATCTATGTTAAGTTGAAATAAAAGATTATTATTAATCTCTAATATTTTTTTGTACTCATCTGTTTGTGTTTTTATTTGTGCTTCGCAAGCTTGAACTTGTATTTTAAGAGCTTCTACTTGTAATTCAATAACTTCAAAATGTACTTTGTAAGATTTAATCTGTATTTTTGTTTGTGCTTTATAAGCTTCAATTTGTGTTTCTGCTTGTGCTTTGTAAGCTTCAATTTGTGTTTCTGCTTCTGCTTTTATTTCGCAAGCTTCAACTTGTGCTTCTGCTTTTGCTTTGTAAGCTTCTAATTCTACTTCAGCTTGCCGTACTTCGACTATTTTATTGTGTTTTGCAATTTGATCTTCTATTATTTTTTTATGCTCACTTGTTTCTACTTGATAAGCTTCAACTTGCACTTCAAGTGCTTCAACTATTTTATTGTGTTTAGCTGTTTCTACTTGATAAGCTTCAACTTGCGCTTCAAGTACTTCAACTATTTTATTGTGTTTAGCTGTTTCTACTTGATAAGCTTCAACTTGCACTTCAAGTGCTTCAACTATTTTATTGTGTTTAGCTGTTTCTACTTGATAAGTTTCAACTTGCGCTTCAAGTACTTCAACTATTTTATTGTGTTCAGTTGTTTCTACTCGATAAGCTTCAACTTGCACTTCAAGTACTTCAAGTGCTTCAACTACTTTATTGTGTTCAGCTGTTTTTTCTTCAAGTGCTTCAACTATTTTATTGTGTTCAGCTGTTTCTACTCGATAAGCTTCAACTATTTTATTGTGTTCAGCTGTTTCTACTTGATAAGCTTCAACTTGCGCTTCAAGTAC